GGCTGGAGGTGATTTAGACATTGAGTATGTAGGCCCACTAGCACGATCTCAGAAAATGGATGAGGTGACAGGCATCCAACGCGCAATAGACGGGATCATGCAACTAGCCCAGGTCAACCCAGAAGTCCTAGATATTGTTAATGTTGACAAAGCTGGTCGCACTATTGCAGACAGACTGGGTGCGCCAGCAGATATGTTACTGGGTGACGAGCAAGTTGGTCAGTTAAGGCAGGCACGACAGCAGCAGCAACAACAACAAGCTGAAATGGCGCAGGGCCAACAAGAGTTAGATGGCGCGACCCAATTGGCACAACTGGAGCAAATGGCAAGTGGACCAACTCAGTAAAGATATAAGAGAATTGTTTAGTACAAAAACAGGTGAGCGAATGCTTGCCAATATGAAGTCGGCTTATGGTAATCGCATTTCGTTTACTAAAGACCCATATGAGACTGCTTATCGTGAAGGGCAGCGGAGTATATACCTAGAAATAAAAAATGTAATGGAGAACAAACATGAGTGAAGAAGCGGTAGCAGAAGTGGCATCAGAGTCATGGCATTCTGGATTGTCAGAGGAGTATCGGGGTAACGAATCACTATCACAGATACCTGATTTAAATACGTTAGCTAAATCATACTTAGACGCGCAGCAATACGCTGGCGGTTCTATTCGCATACCAGGTGAGGACGCAAGCACAGACGATTGGACAGCGTTTAATTCAAAGCTTACCGCTAAAGTTCCTACCTTGTTAAACCTTCCCAGCGATGAGAGTGAGGCGCGTAATGCAATGTATTCGCGGTTAGGTCGTCCAGATACAGCGCAAGGCTATAAAGTAGAAGGGGCTGACCCTGACTTTTTAGAGTGGGCGCACGAAAATGGATTATCAACTGCCCAGGTTAAAGCCTGGCAAGAAAACACAGCGGCCCAAGGTCAAGAAGCAGATGATGCAAATGACCAGCAAATGCAAGATTCTGATGACTTGCTCAGAAAAGAGTGGGGCCATGCCTACGATGCAAAGCTAGCACAAGCTAAGAACGCAGTGCTTGCCTACGCTGACCAAGATACTAAAGACTTTTTACTGGAATCGGGACTTGCCAACAATCCAAACATGATCAAGTTGATGTCTGGCATTGGGGCAACATTAACTGAAGATGAGTCAGCAGGGCTACAAAGTAATAATAGATTTTCGTTAAGCCCAAGTGAGGCTATGGAAAGGATTGGTGAAGTTAGGCGCAACTTGGAACACCCATACAATGTCGCTAATCACCCACAGCACAGAGCTGAACTAGAAAAAATGGAAAAGCTCTACAACCAGGCATATCCAGAAATAGATTAATTCTAATAACCGCACCAAAAAACACGATCATCTAATCACAGGGTAGCTAAGTCTTAGTCCTGCGGTTAGATGAGCCGTTTCTCATATCTCGTTGAAGCAAGCGTTATTGCCAGTTAAGAGTCCGAAAGTCGGGTAGCTCAATGCGCCAATTTCAATTGCCAATCTGGAGATACTCTCATGGCTAATACAATCGCAAAAGCGTTCGTACAACAGTTTCAAGACAATTTAATTCACTTAGCATCGCAGAAAGGCTCACGCCTACGCGCATCAGTAACCGAGCAATCAGTCACGGGCGAGAAGTTCAACTTTGAACGTCTTGGTAATGTAGCTGCTGTTGTTAAATCTAGTCGCCATACCACTACACCTGTGCTGGAAGTTCCACACTCGCGTAGGACTGCGACCATGACTGACTACCACTGGGCCGATCTCATCGATGATGAAGACAAGGTTCGTATGTTAATCAGCCCCGAATCCGCATATGCGAAATCAGGTGCTAACTCAATGGCTCGCGCATTCGATGATTTAATCATTGCTGCTGCAACTGGTAATGCGGTAGATGGTGATGGCTCTAACGTGGCATTGCCTGCTGGTCAAAAGATCGCTCACGGCTCTGCTGGCTTAACACTTGCTAAATTAATCTCTACTAAAGAGATTCTTGATGGCAACGATGTAGACGAAGAAGATCGTTTCTTTGTGTTGGGATCTCAACAGGTGTCAAACCTTTTGGCTACAACTCAGGTTAGTTCTAGCGATTACAACAGTGTTAAAGCTTTGGTACAGGGCGACATCGATACTTTCATGGGCTTTAAGTTCTTACGCTCTGAGCGTCTAAACCTTAACTCTACTCAGCGTAAATGTTTCGCATTTACCAAGGGTGCGATGGGCTTGGGCATTGGTAAAGATGTCACCACTAAGATCGATTTACGCGCAGACAAGAGTTATGCACACCAGGTGTACTTGTCATTCGTAGCTGGAGCAACACGCATCCAGGATGAATGTGTCGTAGAAGTTCTTTGCACCGAGTCCTAAGCTCTTAGTGCAATTAACCAAGGGGCTGAAATACGCCCCTTTTTTTTAATTAAGGAGTAGCTATGGCTAGTGAAGTTTCAATCTGTAATAGGGCGCTAGCTATGCTGGGTGCAAGCACTATTACTTCTTTGACTGATAGCTCAACAGAGGCAAACGTGTGCAACGCAGTCTATGCTGATGCGCGTGATGCAATCCTACGAGCGTATCCGTGGGCTTGTGCTATTAAACGAGCCACCCTTGCTCAACTATCAACCGCTCCAGTGTGGGGCTTTACAAAAGCTTACAGCCTCCCTAACGATCCACATTGCTTGGCAGTGTTAGATTTAAAGGAAGATTCAAAATACAGAGTTGAGGGACGATCTCTTATCTGCAATAGCGACAGTGCAACTATTAAATATGTCGCAAGAATTACAGACCCTGGGCAATTTGACCCTGCCTTTGTATTTGCGTTGTCATGTCGAATATCAGCAGAAATTGCTTATGCTTTGACGCAGAACCGAGCGTTATCAAATGACATGTGGCAGATGTGCGAGAAAAGCATTTTGGATGCCTCTATGTATGATGGTGCTGAAGTGGGATCTGAGGACATTACTGCAACTCTTTTGGAGAATGTTCGCGCATGAGACTTACCCCTATTATTAATAGTTTTTCTTCTGGTGAATTATCTCCCAGGTTAATGGGCCGAACTGACTCACCTAAATACGCCAGTGGCTGTGAATTAATGGAAAACTTTATTGCACTACCTCATGGTGGCGCAAAAAGGCGTGGCGGTACTAAATTTATTAACGAGGTTAAAAACTCTGCACATACAACTAGGCTGATCCCGTTTGAGTTCAGCGTGGACCAGACTTATGTTTTAGAGTTCGGAAATAACTATATAAGGTTCTATACCAATGGCGGTCAGATCCAAGCCAATGGATCAACATATGAGATCGCAACAAATTACACTCACGCTCAAGTTAATGAGCTTCAATTTGCACAAAATGCAGATGTAATGTGGATTGTTCACCCCAGCCATAAGCCGCGAAAACTAACGAGGGTTGCTCATGCTACTTGGACACTTGCTGATGAATCGTTTAAAAAAGGCCCGTTCTTACCTGTTAACCAAGATGAAACACTTACAATCTCTTTTGCCAGCGTCAGTGCTACGACTCAGAATATCACCGCCAGTGCTTCTTTGTTTAATTCTTCTCATGTTGGTGGTGATTTTCTCATAGACACAATCCCTACAGTTGCAACGGGTGAAGTCGTTTGGGTTCGGGTCAATAGTGTTGCGTCTGCCACTGTCGCTAACGTGACCATTAAAGATTTAGGCTATATGCCTCAAGACACAAATCCGACAAATCTATGGCAAGAGCCAGCGTTTACAACGATAAAAGGATTTCCCAGTGGTGTGGTGTTTTATGAGCAAAGACTTTGGTATGCAGGAACAGTGTCTAAGCCGCAGACATTTTGGGCATCAAAGACGGGTGAGTATGAAAACTTTAACCCTGGTGCTTCAGCAAATGATGGATTGAGCTATGCCATAGCAAGTGACCGAGTCAACAATATCAAATGGCTTGCTGCACAGCGAGTGCTAATTATTGGTACATCTGGCGGTGAGTTTAGGGTAACAGGCGGCAATGAATCTGCGGTTACTCCAACGAACATCGATGTCAGGCGACAAACCTCATACGGGTCTAAGCTAGGCCACCCAGCCTATGTTGGCAGTGACGTATTCTTTATTCAGCGATCAGGCACACAGGTGCGTAACGTAGCGTACAAATGGGAGTCTGATTCATTCCAATCTGATGACATTACTTTTTTGGCAGAGCATATAACGGAGGGTGGTCTAACAACGCTTAGTTACTCTCATGTGCCTGATTCTATGTTGCTTGCGGTTAGAACGGATGGCGTTCTTATAATGCTCACATACGACCCAAGTCAAGAAGTCATCGGCTGGCATCGGCACACAACAGATGGCGAATACAAGTCTTTAGCAGTGATCTCAGAAGATGGACCTGACCAGCACTGGTTTGTGGTCAAACGTACTATCAATGGCTCTGTTAAACAGTTTATAGAGTTATACGATCCCAATCACTTCATGGACTCAATGATCACCTACTCAGGCTCTGCTACAGCGTCTGTAAGCGGCCTAGCTCACCTAGAGGGGAAAACTGTACAGGTTGTCGCTGATGGTGCTGTACACCCCGATCTAGTCGTTTCCAGCGGTGCGCTTACATTAAATTATACCGCCTCAGATATTAAGGTTGGCTTAAAGTATGTCTCAAAGTTAACGCCTACTCGACCAGGCTTAAACGCTGGATCAGGCACAACGCTTGGCAAGATGAAAAGGTGGAATGAAATATTTGTTCGATTAGATAAGTCATCAATTCCCAAGATCAATGGACAGCGTCCACCTGTGCGCTCCCCAGGAACTAATTTTGGCAATGAAGAGCCTACAGCGACTGAAGACATTAACATTCGTAATTTAGGATATGACCGAGATGGACGCATTCTGATTGAGCAAGACTTGCCGCTGGCTTGCCACATTGTATCGCTATTTGGCACGTTGAGTGTGGGAGATTAATTATGAGTTTTTTGACGTTTTTATCAATTGCTGGAGCAATTAAGCAATACAGTGACGCAAGTAGTGCCGCTTCTGATATGCGTATAGCTGGCGAGAAGAACGCCCAACTAGCCGAACTAGAAACACAAGAGCGACTTAGACGGACACGTTATAAGTTTGACCAAGATCAGGGTCAGCGAGTGGTAGCCTATGCAAAGTCAGGGGTGGACCTAACCAGTGGATCGACCTTAGCGGTAATGGCTGAGGCAGCTAATGTTGCACAGCGTGAAATGTCGTTTGCAGCAGAGCAGGGTAAGCGTACAGCAGCAGCTAGGAGAGCAGGAGCTAATTCACAAGCCAGTTCAATGAAGAGTCAAGGAGAGAGTCTTTTGATTAGTGGTGTCGGCAAAGTAGGCAATGACAATAATTGGTGGGGAATTGGCAAGTGAAAATACCAGGCATTAATCAAACGGGTTTACCAGGTGCAGAACAAATTAGTCTAGGCGCTATATCGTCTGCGGCTAATGCCAAGATGCAAACAAACTCTGTATTAACTAAGGTGGTCAATGACTACCAGACCAAGATCGTTAAGGCCGAGACTGACGAAGAGTACAGTCGCTTATCTAACGGGTTTGCTAGAGACACAAGCGCAGCAAAAGATGAGATTTACAACCAAGCTAGGGTTGATGAGAATGGAGCGCCTACGCATGGCAATATGCTAGAGCAATACCAAGCAGCCCACAGCAAGATCGCCAAAGATTACAGTGGTCGAGTCAAATTTAACCCTAACCAAGCCGCATTTACACGTTACGCAGACTCAACTCTGACTAATAATACCAATGTAGTTAGGGGTGAAGTAGGCCGCAGAACAATTGCACACCTCTCAGGCGCGTATGAGCAGTCTAGGATCGATTTAATGCAAAGCCCTGATGGTTTATTGGAGTTTGCAGAAGCCCAGCAGAAAGCCTTAGAGGTGGGTTTAATTACGGCTGGTAAAATGGCAACAGACTTTGACTCATTCCAACATGAGCATCACACCAACCGAATTATGAGTGAGTTCCAAGACGAGCGAGATTTAGGTCGTGGGCAAGAGTATTTAGATGGCATTGATCTACCCCCAACATTTGATGAGGGTGAGCGACAGCAAATGGCAGACCGAATGAATGCTGACTTGCGTAATGATCAAGTTATTGCAAATCGTGAGATCGCTAGGGTTGAGCGTGAGGCAAAAGAGTTAGAAGCTACGACCATGAAAGCTGCTAGAAAAGGCAAGGTAATGCTTGAGAGTGGTCGGCCTATGACCGAGAACCAACTTAACCAAATCAATGACACCATTAGCCAGTTAACTGATCCAGAAAATATTGAGCAAATGGAGATTGCCCGTGATGTTTACGGCAACGTGCAGTCATTAATGAGCATGACTAGAGAGCAGCGTATAGACGCGCTTAACCAGACCTACGACCCTAATGCTGACTATCGTGGGTTTGTTATTCAAGAGTCAACTAGAAAGGCTTACAGGGCCATTGAGCAATCTATAAAGGCTGATCCGCACCAAGCCTACCTAATGTATGGTGGTGGTGAGCCAATAGAGAAGATCACAAAGGATAATATTGCTGAATCTTTAGCCACAGCCCAAGACAATCAAATCAAAGTCTCTGCGTGGATCGGTGAAGACGCGCCCCCAATGAGCCTGTCTCAGCTTAATGACTTAAAAAGAATTGGCGTACCAGCATTGGATGACATTCTTGCAGCGTATGGCAAAGAAGAAGCTGAGAAAGTGCTGAATCTTTTATACAAAGAGGACGCTGGAGAGATGGCAGTCGTTGGATCTTTGGCCCTCCAAGCCGATGGTGAGTCATCTTATAACGCATACCT